GACAACTTCATTGCCTACATTTCCGTATATCTTTAAATTATTATTTTTATCTTTTTCTATTGCAATACTTCCTTTAGGAAGATTAGATGTTGATGGAGTACCCTTATCTACTATTGAAATAGGACTGTCAAGTTTAATCGTTACTTCTGCCATAGTTATAAATATAAAGGGGATGGAGATTCCATCCCCATTGGTTAAATATTTAAATAGTTTTCACAACGAGTTGCACAGCGGTCGGAATATCGCTTTGGTTTGCTTTAGTTGCAATATCAGCTTTATTTTTGGCTATACGTGCATATACAGAGCCATCAACTTTAGCAGCATCGGTAGTATCTCCAACAGAATTTTTAAGTGCTGTTACTTTACTACTCAAAGCAGTTAAATCTTCATTACTTGCTTTAGTTGCAATTGCCTCGGTGTTAGCTGTTACCTTAGTGTCAAGACCACTGACTTTTTCTTTAGTAGCATTTATATTTGCTGTATTAGTTGAGATGTCGGTCGCGTTCTTCTTGATTCGTGCATACAGAGAACCATTAGCAGAAGCGACATCGCTATCAGTGCCTATGCTGTCGGCAAGCGGTTTGACCTTCTTGTCAACCTCATTCTTGGTATAGTATCCACCCAAATCAATAGGAGTGCCGAGTTCAGTCCACGCAGAATCATTAACTGTAGATATATCTTCAGTACATACCCATTCCGAACCATCTTCGTTTGAATGCCATACATCACCCTTCTTAGCAGGTGCAATAGCCTTGATTTCATCAGTAGTATCTTTAACCCCCTGCCAATTAAGCAGACCTACAATCTTATCATTAATAGCCTTGCTAACTGCAAATGTTGTTGGAATTGTACCATTATTAGGATTTCCTAACGAAGTTGCAACAGGAAGTTCGTTTACTGACACCTTCCCTAATACAAGGTTGGCTTTTTTCTTCAATGTCTCTTGAATGGCAGCCACTGCTGACGCATTGTCCGCACCGAGCTTCAACCAAGTGTCAGGGCGTCCATAGTTGTCCTTATCTTTAAGAACATACACTTCTGGAGCAGACGGATTATTTGTGTTCGGTACGACGACAATCAAACCGTCATACAACCATACGTTTCCATCGGCATCCTGCCACGTCGCTGCTTTTATCAAATCTCCAGAGTCAGACACAACGGTTCTCGAATCGAGTGGAGCTTGTTTCAGCACCTCAAAGTTAGAGGCATAATTCGCTTGTCCTTTTATTCTCGCCATAATTTATACCTCCTATGCTTTAGTGAATGTTATTCTGAATTTTGTTGCCGCAGACAAACCTTGCGTGTTGCGAGAGTATTTCTTGTACTGCACTGAATTGCCCTGTACGGTCTGGGAGTATACCACCCCTGTGAAATCGGACGTTGCCATCGGATTGTATTTGTTTGCGACTGTGTCGAAGTACTCAATCTTGGTCACTGTGTATGTCGCAGGCAAAGCGAAAGCGTGTCGGTTTTGAGAATTTTCGCTTACGCAAGAAACCTCGATGTAGTTGTTCGTGGTCAATGGTTGCTTTGTCAATTCTGCCGCACTTTTCGTGTTTGCGAAGTAAGGGTATACTGCGTTCACTACAACCTCTGTGGTTGCCACCGCTCCTGCTGTAAGAGGGCTCCCAACATCGTTGCCTTTCGAGTCTTTAGGTTGCGGGCCTTCTGCATAACTAACGCGCCCTTTATATGTGTATGCTTTTGCCGAGTCGAACTTAGTAGGGATTGAGCCTTGGTTGCAAGACAATGCGAATGCCGTTTCCGCACCTGCTCTATCATTCACCTTTTTGCCGGCGATGTTGATAGAACCCTTGTTAAAAGAGTGTGTAAACTTGTCCGCTGTCGGTGCCACCGCCCCAACCTCTTGTGTCCTTGCCACTGAAGAATCAAGGGTCAATGTCGCTGTCGGAGCCACAAACGTTGGGTTTACAACCGGGAACAACAAAGCGTCAAGTACTTCACTTAGGGGTTTGCCTTTTAAATCGCTCGCTTTTGTTCCAGCTTTGATGCCACCCAAGTCGGTGACTGTCGCATTCTCTCCTTCCACAGTATCGTACTGCAAAAGGTCTTGGATTTCCGCCTCTGTCTCTTCGCTTGGATCACCGAGAGCGGCAACAGCGGCAAGACGGTTGTTTACTCTGCCGACTGCGATGCTCCCTTTCGGTAAGTTCTCAATGGTCGGTTTGGTGCCCGATGTGATTACTTTCACCGGGCTGTCCACTTGTAGTTTTTTTTCTGCCATAAAAAAATAAATTTAATGATTATATAGTCTTTGGAACCAATTCAACTTCTGAAAAATCCGCAAGGTCGTTCTGCTCCACGGAATGAACACTCGTAAAGCCAAGCATCTGTATGGTGTGAAGAATGGAGCCGCCTTGGAAAATCAGCGTGTATCGGTGTGTGCCTTTTGGAGTGAGATAGTCGGTGACGTTGACAAACTGAGCCATCTCCTTCACTCTGCCATTGGTCACCAACAGGTCGTTTACCTTCGGAAGCACAGGTGTTGTCTTGTCTTTCGCTCCTATGGGGACGAAAGCGAGACTTATCTCCTCAGATGTGGAGTCAGGGGTGAGTGCTGTTACAAGAGCCTTGTCGTATTCAAGAATCTCTTCGCAGTCACAACTTCCTCCGTTCTGCTTCAAATAATTTATCTGTGCGTGCAGACTGCCTTCCTTGTCCGCCTCGTCCTCCGTCGTGCCGACATCCTTCTTTATAGCGGAAACGGCCTTGCTCAACGAGTTCAAATTGTCGTCCACATATTGTTGCAAGTCGTCAAGATGGTGTTGAATGTCGCCTATCTGGTCTCTCTCCGTGGCGTCGCTTACATTGTACACCCCTTTGGAATCCACATACACATACTTGTGATACGATTGGTTGCCCGACAATATTTTTGCGTCCGCCTTTGGTTTGCCGCCATCAACGACAGGAGAGAACACTTTGTCCGCCCCCGCTTCCGTCAATGTGACAAAACCTTCAAGCACGAAGCCGTCGTCATACTTCAACAGCTTGCCGACCGCTTGTGTATTGGAGACAACAGTGTATTCTCCATTAGGCAAGGCGTGCCGCCAATCATTTGCTTCAAAGTCGTAGGTGGAGACATCGAACACTGATATGTTCATATCCGTTACCGCCACTGGTGTCAGCCATTGTTTCTCATATTTGTCCCAGTCATACCGCACCCCGGCAATGAATATGTAGTCTCCGACCATCGCCCCATTTGGGTATCTCTCCCAAGCGGCTGCCAGTGATGCGAAATTTCCTAAATTATGTACGTCTGTTGTCATTTCAATAATTGATTTGCCGTTTCACTTATTACTGCCGCCAAGTCATCCTTCAGTACAGCGCATGCCATCGCTGCCGTGGTGAAGACAATGCCGTCATAGCATTTGGGCGGAAGGTCTATCGTCTTCTCGTTGTCTTCTCCCACTTCAATTCTCGGAATCGGAATATATCTTGCCCTCCGCACCGCCACCTTCTCTCCTCCTCGGCAGGAGAAAAACTCCAACGCCATACCGGAAGGGTAAGAAGCAATGGCAACGACAGGCCGCTGCGGACATCCTCTGACACCCGGATAGCGGCTGCGTTGTCTTGCATACAATGGGTTTTCTTCTGTTATCGGTTCGGTGACCGGACGTTCCCAGTCTGTCATCTGAAACGTGACAAGACGCAGATAGTCGGACGGTAGCATAATGAATCCCATACCATAGCCGGGTTGTGATTCCCAATTCACGTCCACAGGCAATTCTTTCCCCTCTCCGATGAGATGCAGCGGAGCGTTGAGCAGCACGGTGCGTGCGGCAAGTTCTATCCGCCCGTCAATGATGTCGTTGAGCGTAAGCGTGGTGGTCTCCTCGTCAAGGAGGCTGTCCGCTGCCTTGTTCCTGTCAAGGACAAGGCGCACATCCTTCTCTATCTGTTTCAAGTCGTACCGCATATCAGATACCTACAAACACTACTCCGTTCTGTTCTGCGTATTTCTTGATGTCTGCCGTCGACTGTATCTTCGTTCTGCTGATGCCGAACGTGTCTACAAGATACTGCTTTGCGTCAGCCGCACTCGTCACCTCTACCTCTTTCTTCTCCACAGGGACTGCGGCAGCCTTCTTTGCCACCGTAGATGTCGGGGCATCCTTCAAAACAAACATCTTGTTGAACAAAGGGTGTGCCTCGATAGCCTTCTGCTCTGTCTCGTCAGCGGTGCTGTAGTAAGCATAGCCCGTGGTGTCCGGTTCAAAGGTGATGTGTTTGAAAACGTCCTTTGTCACAGATTTGTTGCTGTCTTGCGTGTCTTGGCAAGTCATTCTCCCCACAGCCACTGAGATGCTGAGAAACGACTTGGACTTATATGTTTTCTGCATATCGTTATGATTTTTAAAAAGGGGTATCGGTTGGACACCCCTTTATCTGTTAATACTATGTTTCAGTTACGCTCCTGCCTTTGCCGCAAGTTTCATTCGTGCGTGTGCCTTAGCATAACGCAGATACAGACAAGCGACCTCCTGGATCACTACTGCGTCAGTGTTGCGGATGCCTGCTTTCTTCAAATCAAGCACGTTGCGCTGCCAAGAGATGTGGGTCTTCTTCGTGAGATACTCGGGATCGAGAGCAAAGCCGCAGTCGCTCATTCCGTTCATATCGAACAGCTCGTGATGGATGACGAGAAGTTCACCGAAGTCAGTAGACCAAGACTTGAATTTAAGATTCCAAGATTCTACGTTCTCTTTCAAGCGGAATTTCTCCGACTTGATTTTAGAGAATGCCTCAAGCATATCGGAGCCGCAGAGGATAACTTTGCGTTTGTTGCCGATGCCCGTTCCTACAAACAAGTCCTTTGAAATCTCGACAAGGTTGTCATCGCTGATTTCCACACATTTGCGTGTCTCATTGTATGCTCCTACCTCGATGTCCTTGCCTGCCATATACCAAATACCGCCTGTGAACCAAGTGTCCATATTGTCCTTTGTGATGTGCTTGATACGTGCTTTCGCTCCGAAGAGATATGTGTTCTCCTGCGCAAGGCGCATATCATAGATGCCGTCCTCCTCGATGTCGGAGAAGTTCCAATCAACCTCTTTTGACGCAATCTTGTCAAATGTCGACTGCTCCACTTGAATCATAAAGTTCTGACAATACTGTTCCTCGCTTGTAGGAAGGTTGTTGAAACGTCCTGTCTGAACGTCAAGCTCCGCACAAGCCTTGCCCATACGGATGAGTGTCACTTCGTCCTTGTTGAGCGCAGGAATGAGAATCGGCTCTTTCTTGTCGTTCAAGTCTCCGTTGACCGCATACACTACTGGATAACCGTTGTTCTGGTCTCTGCCGCACACACACAGAATCAAGTCGGGACGCATTGGGTCATCTTTCTCCAACGGGTCTTCATCATTGTATTTAGTCCCGTCCGGGCGAGAAACCGCCTTCGCTCCGACTACTCGGATTGTGTCGTCGAGTGTGAACATTGTAGGGTCTGACACCTTGATTGTCATAGATGTGGCGCCATTCTCCATCTTGAGTACATTCTCCGACAACGTTGTCTTGATGGGTCGTGTGCCGAGAGAATAGTACTTGACGATCATTGAGTCGGTCTTCAAGAACTTGCCGTATCGGCTGATTTGGTCGATAGGCGTAGCCATCGGACGAATCTTGACAATCTTCGAGTCGATGTCTTTAGTGTACATCTCCGGATCACCGTCCTCACGACCTTGCGTCTCGGTCGCGATGCCGTCGTTGCTGTCGGGGTTGCCCGAGTTGGTCTTTCCTGCGTCAGGCAGGTCTGCCGCTGCCGCCATTACGACGGCGTCCGTTGCGCCGAACACCATTGCCAAAATACCCAAAAGCATTCGCCACAAGTTCTTTTTCAAAAATTCTTTCTTCATTGTTTTCTAATTTTGTTAATATTGATTTGTCTTGTTTCTTTTAAAACCGCCTCTCTCCCAAATGGAAGAGGCTTCACTTGCGGAGTCAAGGGCTCCAAGGCTGCGCTTCGGTGTGGTCTGCGCTGAACCTGCGCGTCCGCTTGGTGCGGCTGGGATTCCATCTCCCTTACTGCGCTTTCTCAGCTTCTCCTCGATATTGGCGTTGCGTCCTCTTACTTCCGCTTCCTGCGCCGCCGTCTCTACATCCTCATCGTGTGACAATCCCTTAAAGGCGAAGTCGAGTGCTTCTTTGGAGAACTTGCCTACAATGGCATCATAGGCGATTTGGCAGATTTTCTTCATTCCTTCATCAACCTGCTCGTCAGTATAGCCTTTCTCATTCTTCAGTTGCTCGATGTCTTCCACCGACTTCTGAATGTTCTTGTTATACTGCTCTTCAAGGTCTCTGCTCTGCGCTATGCGGTCAAGATACTCCTGCCCTGCTTTGGAGATTTCCTCCATCTTCTCGGGGTCTTCATAGGCATCGGCAATCTCCGGGCCGAACAACGACACGAACTTTGTGATGACATCGCCTTTTGCGGCTGCCGTCTGAAACAACGTTGCCGTGCGTGGGTCTGCCGAAAACATCTCCATTATTTTGCTTTCGTCATCCTTCAGCCGCTTCAACTCGTTGTCGTAATTGTCGTAATCATCGTTGATGGCTCCGTAAATCTCCTCATCGTCAGTGAATTGCTTGTCGGGGTATTTCCCCTTCAAACGTTCGAGGAAGGAGTCTCGCTTGCTTTTAACCTGTTCATTCTTAGGGTCTTCCATATTGATTTTCTTTGTTTATATTCTTACTTATCCAAAGTTACTCCTATCGTGTTGGCTATCAGTCTTTTTTATTAACTGAGTAATTTTTAATTTTGATAGGGTATGAGACAGAAAGGTAGCATTGCGTGTTTCAAGGACGACAGGGACAGAGACCTTATGCGTGCGTTCCGTGAACAGTTGTCGCTTCAGAAAGGGGAGTTCAACCTTTCTGACATTCTTACTGCAACCATAAATTCTCCGACATCGCATTTCTGGGTGTCCATAGAACGTGCGGTCGTGATGATCCACAAGATACGCAAGGGCTATGACCTGGCACAGATGGGCGGCACTCGCAGAGAGATGTTCGAGGAGATAGAGAAGCGTGTGGCTGAGATTGAGCGGACTCACGAAGGTATCAAACTTGAGGATGCCGTTATACGTGTGATAGAGGGCGGTGCGCCTAAGTTCTATCTCACAATAAAGAGTGCAAAGGTCATCCTCCATAAAATCAAGAAGAGATGGAGAAACGGACAGCTCGCAATATAGTGCTTGCGGTGTCAGCCGCTGTTATTTGTCTTCTACTCGTGAACGATGTGGAGGCTTTCGCCATATTCGACGGATGCGCTTTCCGCAACAGATTCCTTTATCATTTCTTCCACGTCTCTGCTATCCACTGCCTTATGAACGTGTGGTGTCTGCTTGCCGTGGCGTTCACTTTCAACATTGCGGTGTCCGACATTGTTGTGGCGTTTGTCTGTGCTTCGTTCACTCCTATAATGTGGGACGTGCCTACTGTCGGATTGTCCGGAATATGCTTCGTTCTGCTCGGTCGCTTCAGTTATCTGGTGGAGCACAAGGTTTACTACCATTCATATATGGCAGCGTTCATTCTCCTCGGTATGCTCATACCGAGTGTGAACGGCATAATCCATCTATATTGTTACATCGCAGGTCTGTTGTACGGACTGCTTATCAATCCGATTAAATGGAAGAAGAAATTGAACGATTGCTGAAGGAGAATGACAAGAGGAATGCCGTCCTTTTCGCTCCGTTCAATCCTTTGACCGGAGAAGGTGCTATATTGGAACGTGAATGGATTGAGATTCCCGACTTTGACATACCGAGGCAGTACGTGCCGAAAGCGATGCTTGAGGAGCCTTTCGTGAAAGCGGTGCTTAGGTGCGGTTCTTTGGCGAAGTTCCTCGGAGCGTCGGGCAGACCGGAAATAGGAAAGGAAGCCTTGTCGGAAACGCTTATACGCATACGGTGCAAGCACGACTTCTGCTTTTGGGCGTTCGTGTTCGCAAGGATCAAGAACAAGGAGGGTGGCGATGACATTCCTTTTTCGCTGAATCTTCCGCAACGTATGCTTGTGTCGGTGTTCGAGGAGATGCGCCTTGCCGGTGCGCCCATCCGTGTGATAGTGCTGAAGGCTCGCCAATGGGGCGGCTCTACGGTGACGCAGATTTATATGTCGTGGATACAACTTGTCCACAAGACGGGATGGAACAGCCTTATAGTCGGTCACACGAAGGATGCTTCGGTGGAAGTGAAAGGTATGTTCGACAAACTGATTCAGGCATATCCATTGGAGATGATGTACGATGTCGGTGCGTCTTTCAAGGACAACGAGCCTAAGTTTATGACGGAAGCCGCATCGGGGAACATCTTCAAGATTCCGCAACGCAACTGCAAGGTGAAGATAGGCACTGCCGTGGAGCCTAACTCCGCGCGTGGCGGCGACTCCGCGCTTGTACATTGCACCGAGGTGGCGTTTTGGAAGAAGACCGAGGGCAAGACACCGCAGGAGATTGTGCGTACCGCCTGCTCCGGTGCCGGCCTTATGCCTATGACAATGATTGTCTATGAGTCCACAGCCAACGGAACGGGTAATTTCTTCGAGTCTGAATACCGGGCGGCTAAGGAGAACAAGTCTACATTCAAATCCTTGTTCGTGCCGTGGTTCAAGATTGAGAGATACACGCTGCCGATAAAAGACAGGGATGAATTTGCAAGGAATCTCTACAAGAACAGACTTAACGAGTATATCTCGGACAGACGGCACGACAGCGGAAAGTATCTGTGGTGGCTATGGCAGCAGGGAGCCACGCTTGAAGGAATCCATTGGTATTGTCTGAAACGTGCCGAGTATGATGAACACGGTGATATGGCTGCCGAATATCCATCCGATGACGTGGAGGCTTTCCAACACTCAGGATGCTCGGTGTTCGACAAATACAAGGTGGAATTGCTCAAACCGTCCTGTCGCCCTCCTCAGCTTGTCGGGGACGTGTATGGTGACGGTGACAGCGGCAAGGAGGCTTTGCAGCACGTGAAATTCGAGGCGGACTCGCAAGGAAAGTTCTGTGTGTGGGAATTGCCGGAAGTGTTCCCGGACAAGCGCATCGCAAACCGATACCTTACTGTGGTGGACGTTGGAGGTCGTTCCAACAAAGCCGACTTCTCCGTTGTCGTGGTGTTCGACAGGTATTGGATGATGGAGACGGACGGAAAACCTTGCGTGGTGGCGCAATGGTACGGACATATAGACCACGACCTTCTTGCGTGGAAAGCGGCTCAGATAGCCAAACTATACAACGACAGCCTGCTTGTCATAGAGTCCAACACCCTTGAAACTAAAGACAGGGATAGAATGGTTGATGGCGACCAGTCGGTGTTCATCCTCAACCAAATCAAGAATGTCTACAACAATCTGTATGCGCGCAAGCCGAGCGAGATTGACATACGTGAGGGAAGAAGCGTGAAGTATGGATTCCACACAAACGTGCAGACAAAACCGATGATTATATCCACACTTGTGAAAGTAGTCAGGGAGGCTTTGTATGTGGAGCGTGACGAGCGGTGCCTTGATGAGTACCTATGCTACGAACAGAAGCAGAACGGATCGTTCGGTGCGGAAATCGGAAAGCACGATGACTTGTTGATGACTCGTGCCATTGGGCTGCATATATGCTTCTTCGAGATGGAACGTCCAAGCGTTGTGGCACACAACGATAGACTGATAACAAAGACCAATATTAACTCTTTAGCAAAATTCTGATATGAATATTTTCAAGAAAATCAAGGCTGAGATTGTGTATTCTCTTGCCGTAAGAAAAGCGGACAACGCTCATAGTGAGAATGGTGAGCGTTATTATGTGATGCCGTCTGAGGATGGCAGACTTGTCGTTGTTGACAGACGCAACTTCCGTGTCCTCAAACGTAAGAACTATATACCTAAAGATGCGTCCGTTGCCGATATGCAAAGGGAATGTTTCTATTGCACCCCATACAGGAACGGAAAGGGCGAGATGCCTGCCGACATCATCGCCCTTAAACATTCCGCATTCCTCGATTGGTTCACCAAGCGTTAGGCTCTCTGCATTATAGTCTGCATCTGCTGTACAGCGGCTTGGTTTGCCTGCCGCTGTACTTGTTGCTGCACGTCTGCCGACAACGGCTGTGGTTGCTGCCCTTGCGCTATCGCCTGTCCTTGTGTCTTGATTTGCTGCAACAGACTGTCGGCAAATGGGAAATTGCCAGCCTCCAACAACTGCTCCAATGTAATCTGACCGGACTGCCATATCTGCATAAGGAAGTCGTTCGCCATCTGACGCACGACAGGTGTCTGCGTGCTTTCGACAATGGAAAGGTCAAACTCTATGTTGTTTATCTTCTCAGGGTCGTAGACCACCGCTCCGCCACTGCGCCCAGCAATGTTCACAACTCTCTTGGTGTCGTAGAACTGCTGCATATTCTTCACGTCCTTGTATGCCGACTGCACCACGAACGATGAGAATGTCTCAAGTAAGTCCACAAGCGATGTGGTGGCGTTCTGTGTCTGTTGCGCATACAACGTTCCCGACATCCCCGAATAGCCCGGCTTGCCTTGCAACGCTCCGTTGACACCGCTGATGTCCTCGAAGAACTTCAACTGCAACGACAACAGTTCTTGGATGCCTACATTGGTGTTGTTGCTGCTCATTTGTCTCGGTGCTGTGCCGCTCTTGCCGTTGTACACCATAAAGCCGTCAGCTCTCGCCCACGTCTCCTGTAGCTCTCGCCAAGTTACTCCGTCCGGCTTTGCTTCCTCGGGGAAGAGTACAACTCCTTTGGCACTGCTGCGTATGACAAGGTCGTTCAGCGTTATCAGTCGGTTGACGTATTTCTGCTGGTCTATGACATCGCTGACAAACGAGTGAATCTCTCCGTCAATCAAAGGATATGCCTTGTATACATACGGATGGGAATGATGTTTGTAGGGTGTCTCGCCTTCCTGCAATATGTGACCGAAAGGGGTGAGGAATCTGTAATACCAATAGTCATCCATAAACCATTCAGCCTCAATGGTAGGGATGTCGTCCTCCTCGATGCCCTGTGCCATACCCTGTTCCTTTCTGCGTTGGTTCTCGTCCAAGACAAACTCTTTATAGTCTTCCTCGTCTATCTTGTAGTAGTCTCCCGTCATATAGTCATGGCACCGGAAGCGGGGTTTCATCTCCTTGTTCCAAACCTCTATGACACGGCATAGGTTAGGGTCTTTGGGAATGAAGAAGTCAAGGTCTCCTTCTCGCTTCGAGCCAAACGTATATGACGTGTCTATGGAGTAGTACTTGGCGTTGTGCGCCTGTGCGTAGATGCCTCGCAATGCGGCATAGTCTTCCGGTGAATGTGCGAACTCTCGGCACACATCTTCGAACGAATAGTCGTGTATCTCGCCTATTACCTGCGTATCCCAACTGCGGAAGTCGGTGACTCTGTTGTCAACGAAGAAATTGTCCGGGTTGACATAGTCTGTCCAGCAGTCGCACTTGCCGTTGCGCCACCCGAACGTTTTCTTATGCACTACAAGACCGCCTATGAGGAAATCCTCATACGACCTTGCATTTATCTCCTGCATATCGTTCAACTGCCAATTGTACTGAAGTATGGTCGACATTGTTTCTCCGAGCGTCTGCTCGTCTCGGTCTCGAGCTACACACATTGGCTCCTTGGTCTGAGTGCGGTACACTCCAAGCACGTTGCGCACAAGCCTGCGGATAAGATTGGACTTCAGCGGTGTGCCGCCTTGTTTTATGATATACTCCTCCTCGGTCATCGCCTTGCCGTCCACTACCACCTTGTCGCCCCATTGGTTGCCGTAATTGTAATCTTTGTTGCGCTTCCGGTCTTTGCGGAACTTGCTCATAGCATCCCAATAGTTCTTCGCAAGGAAAAGGATGTCTGTCGCTTTGCGGTCATCGTTGAACTTGTTGTCAAACTTGACCGTGTCCATCTCGGCTCGCTCTCTTTGAGTAAGCCGAGACAACGGTACCATTCTATTCTTGTTAACCTTTATCATATCCTCAAAGTTATAGAACACAATCTGTTATGTCCGTTTATTTATTAACACGAATATGTTTCTTTATTTCTTGTTCATCTTTATAGGTTTGTTGTTTGTATTTGCCGATCTTGACATTGTACTCTTTTGCGAATTTACGCATATCCTTATTTGGTGCTGATTTTACATCAATCTTCAAATCCGATTTATAAGCACCTGGCTTTGACATTCTGTCCAGTTTGTACGTAAGTCCTGCGTTGTCATAAATATCAAATTTTTCAGAGGCTTCTACAAGAACACTCCTAAGCCGAGTCTGTTCTTTTTCAATCCACTCAAGCGATTCTTTGTTATCTGTCTCTTTGAGTGCCTTTATTTCATCCCAAAGAAGTTTGTCTGCTTTTATAAATGGCTCTGTCATTCTGTACCGCTTGTATTCCGAAGTCTCGACCATGTTTGAAATCATTTGAGCCTTTTGGAATATACCGGATTTTTCATCTTTAAGAGTTTCTTTAAACGTATGCTCATAGTTTTTGTAATTGTCTTGATAGAAACGATAAGCGGTATTTGTAGTTTTTTTCACTGCATCTTCTTTGGTGGTCTGGACATAAACTCTGTTGACAATAGGCCAATTTCTTGAATCAGAATAATCTTTTTCATTGCCTTTGGCTATTGCCTTTACCGTTGTGTACACTTGTCCTACTATACTTCCAATTCCTCCTGTATAACCCTTGATAAGATGTTCTGCTACTGATGGGTTGATTTCCGCAAACCACGAGCCTCTCTCATTGTCGTTGTCGGTAAACAGGCTGTGCCACCATTTGGCGGCGGCTATATACTCATCGTCTGTGTTGTAGCCCGCCCGTTTCCATTCCGGGTCTTGGGTGTTATAGTCAGAACGCCCAGTAATCTTTCTGCCCATAAAATCCTTGTCTGTAATCTCTGATTCAATAAATGGTTTAACAAACGATGGAAATGTACTGTTTGTGTCATTGAACGGCAATGTTTCACTGATATGCTTCGGTATTTCAGTCAAAAGATTCGTCTTGTCATATGGGTTGCTCATCTTCGATGCAAGCATTTCTCCAATTCCATAAAATACTCTCAACTCTGGTGGCAACGGAATTTTTATAAATTTGCCGTTCACACCAATAATGAGATTGTTTCTGCGTGTCCAATCGCTAAGTGACCAATAATATTTTTTGTCATCGTCACCTCCGCCCGACAACATAGCCAATCCGATATTTACAAGCGGGATGGCAAATCCTATTGCAATCGGTGTCGCAATTAACACGGCTGTGCCCTTTAAGGGGTGTTCTTTTATTGTACGCAATTGTTTCTCCAATCCTTGTATTGTAGGATTCAAGAATTGATACAACGATTTGGCGATGACATATCCGTTCCGCCCATTTCCGTGTCTGTTGAAATTGACACTTATCTCTTTTGCGTCGTTGATGCTCTGCATAACAGACTTACCCATTTTTCGGCTTGTTGCATACGCTGCGAAACGTGTCGCGTTCTCAAAGCCCTTGTTTGCCAATTCAATGAACTTGCCGACCGATTTAATCGCTTTGATTGCAGAAAATTCATCTTTCTGCATCTGTTTGGCGATTTTATCAATGTCAACCATCTGTGTGTACCCGGTCTCACCTCCATTGTCAACAAACTCTTTGAAGAATCTTTCCCGTTCATTACTCATGTCAAGCTGATTGTGTCTGTATTTATAATATAACTTATAAATACCTTTATTTTTCATCCCAAACAAATCTCTGCCCAATGAAGTCAACGACATATTTTTATGGATTTCAGCATCCATCATAGCCGCATATTTTGCTCCCTCGTTGGAATAAGCAAAAGCGTTCGCCGCTTGCACATCCCTCGCAAAGTTGCTTAACATAAACGCAGCATTCCAGGCCGTAACCGCAGCTGACATAAACCTCGTCACTCCGCTTATCTTCTGCAATGCCTTGTTGGGGTGTTCCTTCAACCGTCCATTTATAGCCTGCGCAGCTCTTGGATTGCCATTGAGGACAACCGCATATTGTCTGCCGTTGACTTTCATCCTCACAATAAAGTCTGGCATAGCTTTAGGCAATACTTTACTACCAACGCTTACCTTTCTTGCATCCTTGACAGTTTTGTCCGATTCTGGAAGGTCTTTCTCCTCGCGCATACGTACGCGCATCTGCTTGATAAACTTATCAACCTCCTGTTGTCTCTCAATCGGTGACATCGTTTCATCAATCTGCGGAACCGCATCCTCCCATTCACCAGTAATTGGATTCTTTACAGAGAACATCGGCATTACAGAGAGAAGGTTTGTTCTATGGTTGAGCGCAAGGTTGTAAAGAGCCTGTTTCACTCTGTTGTGATTGCCGCTCGTTACAGCAACATACTCCATATTCATGAGTGTTGCCAAAGGGTCTCTTGCCTCGGACATACGCCCCGTGATGTGGTTTTCGAAATTAGCGTTTCTGTCCTCTCCTATAACCTCCTCTGAGAAGCCTTGCAACGGGACATAGTGCACGAAGCGACGCAACCATTCATCTGCGACATCTCCGCTTACCAAGCCTGACCTCACAAGTTCGTCCAACGTGCGTTGTCTTGATTCATCCACAAGCGACCATAGCTTATCCGCTTTGTCTTTACCCACTGCATTCTCAAACTTCCCGATATATTCTTCCGCTCTACGTTCAAGTTCTTCAACCTCCACTTGCTCTCCATTGCCGAACAATGCGGTAAAACCGGAATAGTCCCTGCGAGCATCGGGCAACCCCTTGTTCTTATCCGCCATATACTTATTGCGTTCCAATCCGTGAACCGCTATCACATACTTGTTGATGTCCGACTTTGTAACTTTGCTCCCTCCATCAAACTTGGCTTTGAGCATGTCAAGATACACCTTGCGCATTGGATTCTGAACCTCTCTCGCATACTTCTCCAACGTTGCGTTTCCTGCCGAGCCGAGTTGATTCTCTAACAGATATGCGTTCTCGAAGTCGGCTATCTTCTCGCCCGTGGCTTTCTCAATCGCCTCTTGGAGCATCTTCACGGGGTACATCTCATCCTGCCACGATTCTATTGCCCTCGACTTTCTGCCGTCAACCGCAGCGTTGTAAAGTTTCTGAGCGTCGTCTTCGCCCGGGAAGTCGTACTCAGTACCACCATCTCGGAATAGCAAGCCGTCTTCCGATGCACTGTCGTTTTCCGCTTCCCTCTCCGCATAGTTGCCTACTTTCAACTCCTGCTGCTTGGCCATATCCTTTGCCTCCTCGAAAATTGTGCGATAACTCCCCGGCTCTGCGAAGTTCTCGTAACTGCGCCACAGAATGTACCGCAGTTCATTGTCTGTGAGTTCCACGCCACCGAAGTTGAGTCCCAACGAGTTCAACATGCTAAGGAACGCGCGCTTGATTCTATGCCACCATCCGGCCTCCTTGTCAGTGAAGTCGGTGCGCTCCGCAAGTTCAGCAAGATATTCCTCCGTCGCCGTCCGTCGGCTCACGCCTTTCTCTTTCATAATCTCGTCGATACGGCCGCGTATGCTGTCCTCCGCGTTCTCATACACATTGTCGAGGAACGTGTCAAACCGCTCTCCGAACAACTGTCGAAGTCCGTAGTGCGCGACAGCCTCGTGCAGTATCGTCCGCTCCACATCTGACGCATCGGTATGGTTTGACAACACTATCGTTATTTTCCCGGTTTGGGGATTGAAGAAACCCTTGGCTTTCTTCTGTCTGCCAGTAAGCACACTTGTGTCGGTCACGAACTCCACATTGTCAAGGTGCAGTTTCTCAGCCATCTCTCTCGCTTTCGCCGACATCCTGCCAACATCGGAAGATTTTGAATTTTCAAAATTTTTCACTTTCTTTGTGGCAGACAAAAGCTCTTCTTTCGTTATGGTTCCTGGATGGTTCGGGAGTGCCTTGATGAAACGGAGGGCTTTTTCTTTGTCTATGTTGCTTGCAAGTCCTTTATTGAACCAGTTCACAATACCCCTTTCTTCTTTTGGGAACAACGTATCTATTCTATTCACCTCCAAAACCACACCGCCTTTCCTACGCTGGCTTATTGTCTGGACTACCACAATGAAGTTCCGGCCGTCCTTTTCCAGCTCTGTCAGTATAACCTTTCCTGAGCTGTATCCGTTTGTATTGTCGAACACCGCAATTGGATAGGCTATCGCCAACGGCAGATTTTCCACATCCATAACATCGAACGGGTGCTCATTTTTGTAGCCCTCATCAGACTTCCTTGCCAATTTGTCAAACTCCAAAATAATTTCGGCATCAGTCACACCTCCGTCAATCAAGAACCGGCTTGGGCGACCCAGTTTCAGCACGCGATCTTTCTGATTCCGGTTTGCCGCCAGCGATGAAAGCCGATTGTTGAACTCCTCGTTGATGCGTTCCAACTCGCCGTCGCGGTACAGTTCCCCGTCCTCCTCGTCGACGGCCACGCCAGACGCTTCCTCCACCTCTGCATCCATTTTGGCATACTTGGCGTCTTTCTCCGCCAGTTCCTTCTTCATCGCGTCGGTGTATTCCGTCAACTGCGCTTTCGCCTTTTCAAGTTCTTTCTCAAACTCGAACGGTTTACCCTCGCGCTTCTTTATCTGCTCCAACTCTGCACGGTTGTGCTCCGCACTCTGCTCTGCAGCCTCTATGCGCTCCTTAAAGTCTTTGCCGGTGAGTACGTTCTCCATTATATCCGTCAAGGCGTTGCGGAGCAACGACTGCTTTACAGGGACATCATCAAGACCAAGTTTCTTACACGAGTATGTCATCTTGCGGTGGACCTCTGCGAACAAGCCTCCTCCTTTCCACGCGGTCTCCTTCGCAAGGATAGTCTTTACATCAAATGTGAAACCACCAGCCTTGACCGCAAGTTCCCTTGTCTGAGCACCCGTGAGTTTCCCCGACTTCATGTCGTTCATCGTTTCCGTCGCGGCCTTGTTGTGAGCCTTGATGAAATCTGCCATATCGTCCACCGATGCATATTCGTGTTTGCCTACCCTTATACCGTTGCCCTGACTCTCTTTGTGCAGCCTATCCAGATAGCCGCGCTGTTCCTCCGCTATTTTCTCCGAAGTCTTGACAATACCCTCCAATTTAGGTCGTGCGTTGTGGATATATGTCTGGTCCGCCTCCCATTGTTTTTTGCGGCTCTCGTATTTCCTTACGTTTTTCTCGGCATTGTTCTTCAGTATAGCGTACTCGCTTCCCGACAGTTGCGCCACAGTGTCGCCGAAAGCGTCCTCTTCTTCCTCAAGCACACGGTTGCTCATACTGTCTTTCAGCAACTCCTTGCCGTGCATAATACTGTCCGCTATCGCACCCTTTGTCTTCAGACGCTGGTACGCCGTTACGTCAAGGCTATCCTCCACACCGAATCTGAGTATACGCACAGGCTTGCCCATCTCCTTATGGATATTGCCTTGACGCAGGATCCGTCCATTCCGCTGTGTGTAGTCCATAGGTCGGTTAGGAGCGTCAAGGTGAATCAGAGTGTGTAGACGCTCCTGTATGTTCACACCAGTACCGAGCGTGAATGTCGAGCCGAGTATCACACGCACCTCTCCCCTGTTCACCTTCTCGAATATATCTTCTTTCTTCTTTATGCTCATTCCGCTCTTCATGACAACAATCTCGCTCTGAGGGACACCGCTGTCAATGAGTTTTTCCTTTATGTCCTCGTAGAGGTTGAATCCACTACGCTTGTTCTGGTAGTTGTCCGCGAATATGGCAACCGTACCCTTGTAGCCTTCCGTCTCATTCAGCGAGCGCAATGTCTGCCTAACCGCCTCGTTTGTCTTGCTGCCAGGATCGTCCTCCGCATCATTCTGCACAAGACGTGCGTCAACAGCCGCAGCCTTTGCTATGCCATACATAACCAGCGGGATGTGGCTGTTAGCCTTCTTTTCCTTGCCGCTCATTTTCTCGTAATCGTCAAGTTGCTTCCTCACATATTTCATCACGCTCCGCAATGCCCTTGTCTGCGGGAGGTAGATGTCCTGCGCCTTTCCACCCTCAAGTTCTGGTATCTTGTCGGTAACACCGGCCGCCTCCTTGGTCAAAACAGTATCACTGACACGTGTCCACATACGCACAAGTTCAGGCAGGTTCATATATCCTGCAAACCTGTTGGTCTCCTTAAACTTGCCGTTTGTGGTAAACTCGGGCATCTGCTGTATATTGCCGAAGTTGCGCACAAAGTCGTCGAAATAATATATGCCATACTCTTTAAGAACATCCTCAGACATAAGATAGCGCATGAATGTCCAAATCTCGGCGGCGGTGTTGCTGATTGGAGTGCCAGTAGCGAATACAACGTTCTTGCCGTTGTTGCGTTCCTTCACTGCCTGCACTTTAAGATACAGCCCCTGAGATTTCTTGCTGTATGAAGGGTCAACACCCTTTACTCCGCGAGCCATAGCCGTGGAGAAACCGAGGTGCTTGTATTCGTGCGCTTCGTCCACAAGGAGCGCATCCACGCCCATCTCATCGAAGTTCACCACATCATCAGTCGCCCTATCAAGCATATCTTGTGCCGTAACCTCTGCATTGTGTCTTGCCAATGCCCTCCTCTTGGCCTCTTTTGCGCTCATCTGCGATGTTGCGTCCTCCATAAGGCTTACCGAAGTGTTGTCATTCGCGCCATCCTCTTCCTTCAGTTCCGCAAGCTCCTTTTCCAGCTTTTCAACCTCCCTCTTAGCTTGGGAGACAATAGGGTCTCTGCCGAATACACTGGCGCTCAATTTCTCGATTGTCGCCATTTTTTCCTCTATTCTGCTTCTGATAAACCCTGCCATACGCTCTTTGCTGTCTGGAATCTTGTCAAGCACACTTTGTGGCACGACAATCATGTCCCAATCGTTATAGCGTATCTTGGCATAGAAATTTTTCCGTCCGTCCAACGAGGTGTCAGAGTCGTCGATGGTCAGTATCTTGGCGTTGGGGTAAAGAGCCTTCGCACTTGACACAAACTGCCCTACTGTCGCGTTCTGCACAACAATCATAGGTTTATTTGCCGTCCCAAGCCGGCGCATTTCCATCGCCGTAGTGATTAGTGTGAATGTCTTTCCCGTGCCGACCTCGTGTGCGAGCAACGTCGGCTGTGTTACACACGTCACTACGGCTCTCGCTTGGTGTCCTCTGAGCTCGAACGGCTTGCCGCCAACCTCTGTGGCCATTCCGGGATAATGCTTTGGTGCGTACTCGTCAGTCACAACCATCGGTGCATAATTGTTGAACGTTTCGTTGTATTCTCGCTCCATACGCTCCGAGAGGGCAGGGTCGCTCTGCATTCTTTGACGCATCCAATCCTTGAAGTCTTGCCTTATTTCATCTATTTTTTCTGCGCAAGCCTGCGTTGCTTCTCGGTCGGTTTCCGTCTCACCATTCGTTGTCCGTGTCACAATTATTGACTTATTCTTAATTGCGGCTTCGATGAGTGCATGTCCCTGTATTGTCGTTTTCAGTTTCTCGCTGTATACGCCAAAGGATCTGTTCTGCTCGTTGCCGGTATATACCGGCGCTCCCATCGCCCATGTTCCGCCAACTGATGTGAATTTTACGGACACACCTGTTCTATCCTTGACATACGCCTCGTAGAATGATGGTGCAATCCACGATGAACCGAGATGAAAGTCTATGAGGTGCGCAGGAATGTCCATCGGCACAACCCTACGCAATGCTTTTATGTTTTTCTCATACTTTCCATCGGTGTTGTTCTCCTGTGCTTGTTGTAGCTTTTCCCTTACGTTGCCGCTTAGATATTGGTATGCCACTTCCACTTTCCCCGTCATCGGATTTTCGAAGGCGAGTTCACTGTCGAGGATTTCCATCCTCACTTCTTCCTCAGGCATTCCAAGTTCTCCTGCGATGTATGCAGTGTCCACGCCTCCTGTCTTAAACAAGCTCGCTACAACTCCATCTTTCACATTCGTTGGGTGCGGTTCCACGGCTTTCTCCACAACACGGCCGTTCATTACATCCGCCTTGCTATACTTTCTAATCGTGCCACCCTTGCCGTCTCCACGTTCCTCAAACGTTTCAAGCGATAACACGTTTGGGAAGTCCACATCCCTGCGCAGGAACGCTATGGACGGGTTCTTGTGTAATGGTCCGTATATTGCAACAAAGCTGTCGAAAGCCTTGTTTAGTTTGTCGAGTAGAGGCTTCAACCCTTTACTGTCCTCGTGCTCGGTTTGATATGCAAGCACTTCCGACAACGCTTCTTTAATCGCAGTATATGAGCTTAGACACTCCTCTTTAGTGTGACCCTTTACCTTGTTGCTGTTGATGTCAGTTGTATAGTATCCTCCAAAACCAGCCGTTACAATCTGCCCGTCTTTTACATACAGCTCACCTATTTTCTTCCCGTCCGAGCCGCTGTTGTTCACAAACCTCGGCTTGCTCTCCGTTTCGGAATAGTCGCCTACCTCTTCCTCTTTAAGCGACTTGACAAAATCCGATAGCATTCGGTATTGCTCCTTGTCATCAATCGGGAACAGCCCCTTGCTCTCTGGACGGTAGGTGTCTCCACGCTCGAAACCGAACTGCATCTCTCCGGCCATGTTTTCCGGGTGCTCGATGAAGTATTTGTTGTAATCCATCGGAAGCTGCTTGACAACCGGCACTTCCTTTCCCTTTACTTTCTTGGTCTCACCGGTATCGTATTCAGCAGTGCGCTCCACACCGATGTCTCCTACGTTAATGGCATTAGCCGACTTTCTGCCTCCAACCCGCCTACGGATGACGATAATGTCCGTTGTGACAGGCGCACCGAGAAATGTCTTGTTGTTTAATCTGAACGCTCCGACAAAATCCGCATCGCCCTCGTTAACCACCCAATTGCGAAGATTGGAACTTTTGTCAAGTGTGCCGTTTGACGATATGAATATGCCTATTCCGCCTTCCCTCAGTTTCCGCACATTCTTGGCTATGCAGAAGTCCTGTATGCTGTTATTGAACCTCCGCGACAAGTCGGCATCGCCAGTTGTGTCCTTTGGCACTTTCATATTGGCAACAAATGGCACGTTGGTTATAGCCAAATCTACACTTCCATTCGGTACGCGAGTCTGCTCGAACCCTTGTATTTCAACCTTTGCGTCAGGATAAAGCAAGGATAATATGCCACCCGATGTACTATCTATCTCAACAGCGTGTATGTCGCTTGCCACACTCATATCAGTAGGCATCTGACCTATGATATTGCCTATACCTGCGGAACCTTCAAGCACGTTGCCGCCTTTGAACCCCATCTGCCGGGCTATATCCCATAGCGTATCAGTCACAGCCGCTGGAGTGTAATACGCGCTGTTCGCGCTCATCACAGCTTCCTCATAAGCCTCGTCACCGAGCAACTCGTGTATGCGCCTATTGCGCTCCAATTGCTCTCTGTTGTATGTGTCTGTGTTGAATGCCGCACCCAAACCGCCCCAGCCGCTGAACTTGCGGAGCGTCTCCATCTGTTCACTTGTCGCCGGCTCACCGTTTTCAATCAATCTTTTGGCAAGCTCTATGGCGGCTATGTTAGCGTCAATCCTTGCGTCAACCGACTTCGGAGCGTGGTCTACACCACGTTCCGAGTGGTTGTTGCGTGAGTTCTTGATGCCTACGGTGTCCTGAAGTCGAGAGGACACAGACCTGTCATGGCCATTGCTGTCTCTCTTTCCTTCTCCGTCAGTTCCTCCACTTTTTTGCCCAGCTCTTTCGCCAGTTTCTCCTCGTTCTTTCTCAAGTCGCCTTTCGTGTCCACTACTGTCGGACGGCAGTCCTTCGGTGCGAACTGCATGAACTCTCTGTAATCCATTGTCTTTCTCTTTTTGTGTTGTTTCTTCTTTTACTGAATCGGACTCTGTTTGCTGCGAAGTTACCGCATTTTCCTCTGATTCTGAAATGTCACCTCCATTTTCTTCTTCGGTGATGTCAGATTTGTCCTCAACCTGTAACTCTTCAGGGGCAACAACCTCTCCGTTGGTCAGATACACACGTTCGATTTTGGTTTTTTCTGAAGCCAATTCTCCTACACCCATAATACTCATTATGTGTGTAGGAGCCCCATTATGATACACTATCGAACGCTTTTCCAAATCCGCGGCCGTCGCTTGTCTCAGTCGGGGAGCGCCATCTTCGGTGGATTGCTCTGTCACCTTGCTGCTTTTGTCGGTCGTCTCCGTGCTCTTTGTTGCCGCTTCTTGGCGTTTTTTCTCCTCTTTCTCTGCAATCTCGGCTGCTTTATCGAATATACTTTTCTTTGAACCTACCTCTTCCTTGTGGATTTGTCCGTCAGACTCTATGAAATGTTCACCGCGCTCGTCGTCCATCAGCAACCTTGCAAGCCCATCAGCGTCGGATTTTGAGCGCATCATAAAGCCGCCCTCCTTGCGGTCGTACCACCCTTTGGTAGATTTGGCATACTTGACCGCTTTCTTATAGCCAAAGTCTGTAAGTCTTTTGTCGAACTTCACTAAGTGCATATCGAGCACCGCACCTCTCTTCGTTGTGTACTGCGCTGGTGTTATGCTGTAACCACTGTGCTGTCCTTCCAATTCTTCCTCATTGTCAATCTCAGCTGCCTTTTCGGTGACACTCTCGTTTTTCCATTCCGAAGCAGTCTCCTCCATATCGAGCACCCCTCTTTTGAGATAGTCCTGCACTGTCGCAACCTCAAACCCGACATTCATAAACGTGTTCTTGTTGAAGAAAGTGGCATATTTGCCGTCCACATCCTTGCACACCAATTCAGCTCCAGTGTTTGTGGTAAATGTACGACCTACCCACGATTGAGGATTGTCTGCGGCAACTCTATCCGCGTTTGGCTTGCTTTTAGATTGCTCTCTATTGTTTTCTTTTGTTTCATTATTCTCTTTGTCGAAGTTGGCCGTATCGAAAGAACGCACCTCATCGTATGGTGTCATTTCCTCCGACAATCCGGCTTCTTCGACTTCTGGCAAGTCTCTCGCTCCGTTGTAGAACGCTTTAAGATACGGTCGTATAGCGTCACCCAAGTCAGCAATCATGCTCTTGGCATAGTCAGCAAACGCCCTTGCCCCCTTCTCTATGTGATATACTGCCATCTCCGTTCCTATGGATAGCATTTCTGGATCTACACCAGCATTCAGTTGACCGAGCTTTGCCTTCATCCGCTTCTTCAACTCCTCGTAGCGTTCATCCGTAACAAGTTTGTTGCCGCTCGGATTCTTCTCGGTCTTCTCCTCCTTGTCGGCAATCTCCTTAGCCTTGTCAAAAACGCTCTGCTTCTCTTGCTTCTTCTCCGGCTTTTCACTACCTTTGTCGGTGGAAACGTTTCTCTCCCGAACGCCGGTATATTGGTCAGAATTGGGCTGACCGAGAAGTGACCGCTGTTCGGGAGTAATGTTTTCAGCGGTATATAGCACATCCTCTTTCTGTGTCTTTTTAGCGTCACCTCGCCTTCCGAATATCGTTGATATGGCATTCACCTCCATATCACGACCTACGTTCTTCACATCTACACCGACGACTATGGTCTCGCCATTTTCGTTCTTCATTGTAGTGTACAGGCGATAGCCTTTGTCCTTTCCTCCGAATCTTGTTATAGCAAAAGGCTTCTGCAAAGCATCAGGCAATTCCTCCCACTGCTTCTCTGTAAGCGAATGGGAATCATCTTTCCCTGCGTGGCGCGACAATACCCCATACTTGATTGTGAAGCGGTCTCCAGTCAACCCAAGTTTCTTCATAAAGTCCGGTGTCTTGGCGACATCGAAGAATGCCATTTTGTATAATCTGGAAGCGGCCGACTTTCCCTTCTCATAAATTGCTTTAACCACATCCTTCAATTGCGGTTTTTTCTTATCCTCTTTCAGTTCCGCGTCTTTCTCCACCGCTTCCTCCTCTGCTTTTCTTTCCGCTTCAAGGCGCGCCTCCTCTTCTGCTTTCTGTGCGTCGAGTTCCGCCTCTATTCTGTCACGTTCTTCCACCTCAGCACGTTCGCGCTCTTCCTGCGCTTTTCTCTCAGCTTCGGCTTTTTCCTCGGCAATACGCTTCTCCTCTGCGGCACGTTGTTCCTCCTCCGCTTTGCGTTCAGCCTCAGCCTTTCTTTCAGCTTCAACACGAGCTTCCTCCGCCTTTTCTGCGGCAATCCTCTCCGCTTCCGCTTTGGAGGCTTCCTCTCTGCGTGACTTCTCTACTACGATGGCTTTCCAAGCGTCAACCTCTCTCTGTGCTTCCGCCACTGCCGCCTCGTTTTCCTTGATTGACTGCAACAATTCTTCCGGGGTATCTCCTTTCTCCTTCAGTGCCTTTGCCGCCTTCAACCTCTTCTCAGCATTGGCGAGCGATGCTTCCGCCACCTTATGTGCGGTTTCCTCGTTGCCCGACATCTCCACGAGACCATCCCAAGCGGTCTCGGTGTCAACATCGTGGAATTGAGCGTTTCCTTTTTCATCTCTCGGAATACGCTCAAGTGCAGTCGGGGTGTGTTCTTCTGTCGATTGCTCTCCTCTCTCCAATGCCTTTTCAGAGGAACCCTCGGTGGCAAGCCCTGTCTCTTCCGCCTTTGTCGATGGCTCCTCCCTGTATTCCATTGCAGCCAACTCCTCAGGGGTGACATATAGAGTGCGCATAGACTCGCCATCATCCACATTGACAACGAACCTTCCGTCTGCGTCCTTTGGTGACACTATCTCTGCGTGCATCTTATTGCCGTCCACCACGACATCAAACACGTCTCCTTGTGCATACTCTCTGCGCTCCTCCTCCGGCAATGGCTGTCCGCCTTCCGTGGCTGTCTCCGGTGCGCTCTCGGTGCTTTGCTCTGCATCATCATCTTCGCGCAAGGCACTGCTAACCTCGGCGTTTAGATTCATCACATACAGATTATACGCATCTGTCGTTATTATATTCTCGGAATCGCCCATTTTGAATGAAACAGAACCATCCTCATTAACACTTACAATGGTAGCTATTCCAGAACCGTTGGGTGTCAAGATTGGCAATTGCGCACCGACTTGAATCTTTTGCGACATCTCTTCAGTCGCATATTTGTCTACTATCTCTTTGTTCTTCTGCGCAAGCACATCCGAAGCCTTTGTGACACTATCTACGCTTGCAACCTCACTTGCCGAAATCATCTTCCGTTTCCCGTCGGAATCAACAACAACGAGAGAACCGGACTTCTCTACGTTAACAGAGCCATCCTCATTAAGAACAACATTACCATTAACAATATTGACTTTTTTACCATCGGTTGTAGTAGCACTGACAATATTTCCTTGCTCATCCATAATGTTGTCAACATCGGTTTTTGCGTTAACAAGTTCGGATTTTTTGTCATTGTGGAGTCGTTGCAACGCTCCTTGATAGCAACTCAAAGCGTTGACATAATCCAAATACGCTTGTTTCTTCTGGTCTGTATCCAACATTCCGCTGTTATAAGCCTTGTTGAAATCATTACCGTTTTCTTCAAACAATTGTCTATATCCATAATCACCAAGCCTTACTCGTAAATTGCGTTGCGCCTTCTGTAAGTTTGTCAACAATTCACCGGCTGCTTGTCCGCCTTTCTCATATCCTATGACAAAGTTGGTTCTTGAATTTTTGTCAATAAGAGAAACAGCTCCTTCCATATCTTGCTTCAAAGACATTAATTCGAATCCCTGCCGTGCTTTTTCGTAGAATGCGTAATTATATACCGCTTTCTTTTGCTTGTCGCTCAATGTCTTGTCCTGAAGCATAGACGACAACTTATCCGCAAATTGTTGGTTATCAAGTCCGCCAAGAGACTGCTTTACTTGCGCCCATCTCTCGTCTCCAAAAAGTTTGCTGCCTTTCCGTTCCGCCATACTTAACATCATCGCCATTCTTGCTCTTGACGCTCCGTATGAGGTTCCTTCCATAACCATGTGTCCGCCCATCATTGGCGCAAGTCCACTCATGGTTTCAAGGATATGCTCTTTATTGTAGATACCTGTTTCTGGGTCTGTGTCAAATGTCATTGTACCCAAGAACAAGGCTTGCTCAACATCTCCTGCGTGTTCTTCAAGATACTCCCCCAAAAATCCGTTGTATCCAGCCGTGTTCAACGCATTATTCATTATTCGGTTGAATTGGTTTGATGATACATCGGTCATCAGTTTGGTTATGTTTTCTCCTAACTTCGTTTTGTTTAGAACTTTAACACCAACCTTCGTCAATCCACCAAGCACCTCTCCAATCTGCCCGCCGAGCATCTCCGTTTGGTTCTCAATCGTTTGCTCAACCAACGCTCTGTTATGGGCGCTTTTGGCGTCCAATTTTCCTAAGGAGCCCGAATATTTCAGAACTCCATTCTCATCCATAGACATCAACGGAGTGCCTATTTCGTATTCTTGCGCCTTGCGCTCTGTGAGTCCGTTCTGCAAAACCGTTGACTCCAACGCTCCCATTCCGAATTGCACCGGAAGTTGACCTACACCACCTGCTATTTTCCTTGCCAACGATTTCTCAAAAGTTTTGCCGACCAACTTCTCTAACCCATTCTTCACCGCCTTCTGTGATAGTTTCAATGCGCCTTTTTCTATGGCTCGCCCGGCTGAACTTGACACATTCATACCTCCAGATGCTGCCATTTCTATTCCGAACAATGCGCTGTTTGCCGACACTCCTCCTGCCATATATGACCAGTTGCTACTTATTGGGTCTTGCGCTTGTGCATTCACGTTGTAGGCAAGCGCATAGTTGTTTAATATCTCTAACTCCTCATCAGTAGGTTTAACCTTTAGCAGGTCGTCACTTGTCATTGCGCTTTTCTCTTTATCTGTAAGCGCATTCCATTTATCAACCTTATGCACAATGTTTTTAACCGCCATCAAGTCGTTTGCGGCATCGTTTGTTGCCCACATATCACTTCCACGCAAGGCATCCATAAAGCCTTTTCCGAAGTTCTCAAGACTGATAGCCGTCTTGTATGCAGCCCGCTCAAGCAAGCCGGATCCATTCTTTTTCCGTTTGTCCAACTCCTCTCCTTGTGTCTTGGACTCTCGTCCTCTTTCAAGCTGTACTCTTGTGTTTTGCAAGCGGTGCAGTGTCTCACGAGCTGCTCTCAGCTGGTCGCTCTCAGGAGTCAGCACATCGTCCGATGTCTTTGTCGGCACATCGTCAACATCAGGCATAGCACCAAGCCTCTCCCAAAAAGACGCTTCCTTTCTTCCTTTTTTTACGTTTTGGGAATGCTGTTTAAGCAATGCATCGTATTGCTGTTGAGCTTGTTTTATGCGCTCGTCAAGACCAGAAACAACAGAATTGTATGTATTGTCGTCTTTATAAACGGATCCGTTTGCTATAATCTCGTCAAAATTCTGTTCGGACGGCTTTAGGGGTGTCGGTCTATATGACGGTATGTTAGGCGTCGGCATACTTGGTACACCTTTAAACACACTAAGTCCTTGTTTCACCCAATCGTTGTTTCGTGGAGCAGTGCTTGTGCTTTGCGTGGTCTGTGGAGCATGAGATGGTGCTACGGCATCACTGAATTGTTTGTAGCTTTTTGTAATCAAGCCTTGCTGTGCAAGCGCATTGTACACATTTTTACGCTTATTGCCATCTGCCATTGCGTTGGCAAATTCTTCGTAACTTTTTGTCACTACACCTTTTTCTCGCAGTGCGTTGTATATTTTGTTTAAATCAGCCATTTTTAAAAAAATTATAAAAGTCCATCCAATAAAGCGCCACTACCGCCACCAATAGCAGCGTCTATCGTAGTGCTTCCATCTCCTCTCGTCTTACCTCCCAACATCGCATCCACACGGGGTCCTCCTTTAATATCGTCAAGTCTGCTTTTTTCAATACTTGCGCCATCGTATATATTTCTGTTTTCCCCTGATACAGTGTAGTAATTTTGCAATTCCGCAACCATCTCGCTTATGCTTTTTGCTGTGCCTGATACAAAATGCCGGGACTGCAACCATCTGTATGCTTGTCTTACCTGTGCATCTGTAGGATTGTAGGCGTATCCACTCTGTGTTGACATAATGATGTTACCGCCACTTTTTTCTTTGCCGCTCTTGCCGCTGTTGCCGCTTTTGTTTGCCAACGTGCTGTTGCGGTAACGCTCGGTAGCCAAGTGTTCCTCCCACTCTTTAGGGCGATACCCTTTGTGCGTTTTCATAAATTCAAGCTCGTATTTTTTCCAAGCCAGTTCTTGCTTTTTGACCTCCACACTCTGCTGCCACGTAGCATTGCCAATGTTGTTCTCTCGAATAAGTTTTTTCAGTTCTTCTTCAGCGGCTTGTAGCTGCTTTTCGAGCAGCGGCAATTCTTTCTCAAACGTCTTCGCCTTGCGCTCCTCCGCTGCGTCGGCTCTCTTGTCGGCGTTTAGCTGTAACTTGTAAGATTTGAGGAAGTTGCCCTGCTCTCTATCCATCTCCAAACCTTTGAGCATAAGGTCTTGATATTTGTCCTTTTCTGCTTGCCACTTAGCGCGGAGATCGTCCATACGCTTTTTCGCGGCATCGGTCATACCAGGCTTTAGCCCTTGGTCGGGCGCGCCCTTTGTTGTAAAATACAAATTGGACAATGCAGAGAGACCATCACCGAGAGCACCGATGATGGCATTCCGCTTCTCGCGCCGCATCTGCTTCTTTTTCTCCTCGTCACTCGTTAGAGGTGCGTACTTGGCGAGGATATCTCTATAAGAGCGGAACTCCTCACCTTCCGTTGATGGTGTAGCATCGGTCGAAGGAGCCGTATCGGTCGTTTTTGGGGTTATTTTCGGCGTTGCAACATCCGTTTTGACAAGGACAGGCTTGCCAGTCTCGTCAAACTGCAATATCATATTTTCGTTGGCTGTCGGTGCAGTGGTCGTCTGAGCAGCCAAGTTTGCCTGGTTGCGCCTGTCGGTGTCATCGTACTGCGGAGCCGTTGTCGTGACAGCCGGGACAGGCGTAGTAGGAGGTGCTTGCGATATCTCATTATACTCCTCGCCCGGCGGCTGGGCAGCGAGTGTTGGAGCGGTCGGAGTAACCTGAGTAGGTTGCGATTGAGCAGGCATCGTCTGCGGCGGTGTCTGCGGATTCTCGTTGTACTCGTCCTCGCTCTGCGATGGAGCAGTCGCACCAATTGACGTTGTCGGTGGTGTAGTAGTCACTTTCTTGTCGGTGATTACGGGGGTATCGCTACTCCCTACGATTTCTGTTTTTTTATCCATATCACTGCTTAGTCTTGTCGTTGTCCTTGTCAAATCTGTCATTGATGCCGCCTATGCTGTCAGCCGTACCTGCCACGCCCTGCACTGCCTGCGTGATAGCGTTTTGTTTCTGTCGGCTGATTTGCATTTGCTTGTCCGCCAAAGCGTTGTTGTTGGTTTGATACTGCTGCTCTATATTGTCTTTGCGCGCGTCAGATGCAGCGGCAATGGTGCTTGTCGCTTCGGCAAGTGCTTGGTTATTAGCCGCCTTCTGCGCCGCCACCGCCTCCGTACTTGCGCCAGTCACCGCATTGGCTCCCTGTGCCGCCTTTGTCTGCCGCCTGAGCAGGTCTTGCGTGTTGGTCAACAAACGTTGGGCGTCTGCACGTTGAGTGCCATCCTCGTTATATCTGCGATTATACCACGCTTGATTTTCAGCCTTTTGCGCGTCAAGCATTTTCTGCTGTTTTTTTGCCTCTCGGCGCGCCTTGATGCCGCCGAAGATGCTCCCACCGAGCTTCATCGCTCCTCCTATAATGCTACCTATCATAGTTAATTATTTTTTATCTTAATATCTCAAAATTAAGCACTTACCTTTGGATATAATCAATAAAAATTAACTATGGATAAACAACGTAGAGAGAGAGCATGGAGGGAGCGTCTTGCGGCAATCGACGCAAGCAAAGCGCCTGTACTCAGCAAACGTGAGGAGGCAAAGCTACAGCGCAAGGCTGAGACCTTTGCCAATGGTGGCGACATCGGCAACTTTGTGGCGAGCCTTGTGTGGTCACAAAAACAAAACTTTGAGCGGGCGATTACCAACTTGGATGACAGAGACTTGTGCAACCTATACATGCGGTTGCTCAAACTCGCCCTTGACGCACGAGCATCGGCGGAGCCTGAGACCGCGAAAAGCAACATCATGAACTTGGTTAACAACCTGAGTATCCAACTTTTAAGCGAGAAATAATATGAAAGAAATTGAAATCCAATTAAGCAAGCTGAAGGCATTGCAGATGGTGTCTGCCGAGACCGTCTATGTCGGCGGCAGGAGTGTCGGCGCAGATGATCCAAGCACCTACGACAAGGTGTTTGCCACTGACGATGACGCACAGTTTTTGACGACGATGTATGACACGGCTGTGACATCACTCGTCACCATCTGTGGAGAGTGGGTGGATAGTGTCACCGCCAGCGATGACGGCTCCATCATCACCCTTGCTCTCCCCGACAACCTTGCGCCGCAAGGCGAGAGAAACATCAGAGCAAACGCTATGGCATACGTCATTGCAAGCATATTGGCGGACTATCTTGGGCGTTTGGCTCCCGAGAGTGCGAAATTTTACGAGGAGCAAGGGGCTACCCTTGCCGAAGCGATTGTCAGCGACTTAAACGCAAGAAAAAGAGTCAAATACACGGAAAAAACAGGAAGAAAATGAAAAAAGGACAACGACAAGTGACAATTGCGCTTATGCGCAACGAGATAGAGTACGATGCGCAGAGCATTTTGAGCGTGATTGCCGACACCCTGCCGAGCGCAGAAACGGCACACGTCAAGCACATATACAACGACATCTGCGAGGGCGAAAATGCACGGAGGACTATCCGATTTGCCGACACGGCGTTTGCGGTGCTGGCGGAGCACCTGCACGGCTACACGGCTACACCCATCGGTGGTGTCATCGTCACCGATGACGTAGCGCATACTCCAATTGTATACACTTTGGCAATGCAGATGGATGATGACGCATCGTCGTCGCAAGTGGCACTCATTAAGGCGGCCTCCCATGACTTCATGGTGTTGGCTATTGTGTGTGGGTGGCTTGCTCTCATAGGTAGTGACAGGCTTGACTTATACACCTCCATGCGTGACACTGCATTGGCTGGCGCTGTCAAGGCGGCTGACAGCCACAACCGCATAGGGAGGGTGACACCGTTTTTCGGCAACACATAGCGTTTTGCACACCTTACACATATTTGTGCAAAATGTGCATATATTATATAGCAAGGTGTGGCGCACATTGTCGCACCTTCTTTTTTGCTCGTTTTTGCTAAAAAGTGTTAACGTTGTGCATTTTGCTGGACGTTTTGTTGCACATCTGATACAAAGGCGTTATCTTTGTATCAGATATAAAACAAAACACTAACTCAACCGACCCGCGCAGGTCGTTAAAGTCAGCAACAAAAAACTATGAGAATACTCAGCGTATACAAGAAAGAAGAATGGACAGCAAACGAAATCCGTGAAAACATCACAGCTCTGTTTGGCAACGATGAGATAGGCAATGATTATGCAAACAACTTGATTGAGATGCTTGCCAAGACTGACGACACCGAATGTGTCATCGAAACAGAGAACGGCGAATTGCACATCGTAAAGCGCGCTGACATATATGAGAATAATGGTATCGCAGAAATAACAGAAGAAGATTTGCATTTCTAAAAACAACTGAGCAACAAAATTATAAACGAATAAGAAAATGGCAACAATTACAGATGTGTGCTACCTTACGCAGACACCGAGATATGGAGATGTCACAATAGACGACATAGAGTGGGTTGATGATGTAGACGAGAAGGATCTGGAAAAATCCGAATACACGCTCATTGAAATGGACAAGGCTGCCTATGCTGACTTCGCCGACCCCAGATACAACCCTAAGTGGGAGGATGACTACGGATGGAGTGATGATGATGTATACCGCCTGATAGTAATAGATGACGAGGACACCTACCACAAGGTGTGCAAGCGCAAGGCGGAGGCAGAGGCACGGATGCGCCTATGCAAGGCACTAAAGCAAGCAAGGACGAGCAAAGAGATGTCGCAGATGGAACTCAGCGAGAAGAGCGGTGTTGCTCGCTCAAACATAGCACGGATTGAAGGCGGAAACCTCAACGCAAGTCTTAATACGATACTAAGCCTATGCGAGGCTCTTGACTGCTCGTTGGTCTTGATCCCAAGATAGCAAGACCGCCACACCACACACCGAAAAGGGGTTGCACATAGTGCAGCCTCTTTTTTTGTTCCCACACAATGGGCGTCACCTCCTTCGTGGCACGATGACGATGTCACAGCCGAGAGCGTTGCATATCTTGGCGAGAGAGTGGAGCCCAAGATACCGAGGATAGTCCGCAGGGTGTTCGCCTCGTCTGACTGTCATATTCGACACGCATGCCAACTCCGAGAGTGCATCTATTGACAGATGCCTTGCCCTGCGTGTGGCGAGGAGCTGTATACCCAACTCCTCAAATATTCTCCTTACCTCCGGAGGGGTGACCACCTCCGTGCCGAACGGTCTACCCCTGCGCCTCATCTCTCTCAGATTTCAATATTTCCAAATCTCCGACCAATTGGCGGAGTGTGCGCAGATCGTGAGCCACGTACAACTCTCCGTCACACTCAATCAGTGCCGTAACCTCGTCCGCGCCTACGGCAAACAACTCTCTCGGGTTGATGTCAAGTGCATCCGCTATCCTCCTGATGGTGGAGAGCGTTGGATTTTTGAGGAGTCCATTCAAATTCTGTTTTCTTATACCGAGGCGGTCAGCCAATGCCGTCTTCGTCAGTCCTTTCGCCTTTAATATTCTGTCAAGGTTGTCCATATATCTGTATGTTTATGTCACAAAGGTACTCATTATATATATAGTAATGCGTATACCAATTACTAAACAATGTTAACGTAATACATTTTCTTTACTTTTTATTTGTTTGGTAAAGTTATACATATTACCTTTGGGGCGTAATCCAAAAATCAAAGAACTATGATACGATTTTTAGCATCTGCGTCCCTGTCTCTGTTCTCCGCCACCTTGATGGCGGCAGTGACCGACACGCAAGACCTTACCGCAATATATGCGGCGGCAGCCTTCCCCGTATGGGCACTCGGCTTGTTCGTCAAGTATAAAGGTAACAAAAAGAGCAACATCTAACAACTTAAATATTAACCAATAAACAACAAATTATGAAAGCAATCTTCTTGGTGGTGGCACTGCTGATGGCATCCACCGCAAGCGCGAAATGGGTAGAGTCTCAGACTATCACGATGGAGTCGCCACGCATACATCAGGGCGAAACGAAGAAAGGAAACGTCAAATACTACATTGTGGTGAGCGACGGAGTGAACCGCAAGGAGGTCAGCGTGAGCAAGAGCAATGCGGAGTCCGGGGTGATCACCCTTGTCAAGTGGGTGGACGATGAGACAGGCAAGATACGCTACACCACACGCAGCGGAAAGAAGCGAACCGTCACCCCCGACATTGATTTAAACAAAGTGACAACCGAATAAAACAACAACGACAATGACAACAAGACAATATATCTCAGCGGCTCTCCTCTCAGGAGCGATGTTTATGTGCGGCTTCGGAGTCCACGCCGCCTATGCCTCAACCGAGGCTGTCAACAAAACCTGCTGGTGCGGCAATGCCTTTTTCTGCTTAATGGATTCCGTTGCGGATGACGAACCGCTGCTGTGGGCAAAAGTGGAGTCCTCTACCGAGTGGCAGGAGTTCGCCACAGCCTACGACCGAGGAGAAGGGCAGACCGAGGCGAGAGCGGTGTGGGAGTATCTGTGCGAGCAGGACACCACCGGCTATGTGGCTGACTGCCTCAGCGGATGTGACGCATACACCGAATGGATGGAGAGTTATTAGCCCATGGCGACTTACACACGGACATTACCGAGCAAGGTAGGCAGATCACGCCTACCTTTTTTTGTAGCATATCCTGCAGGGGGTGTAGTGCTTTGCCTCCGCCTCCTGCCTTGTCATCTGCCTGATGTCGGTGGAACAACGGCAGAGACCCTTGCAGTCGGACGTCCGATGGTATCTCTTTGACTTGGGTCCGTGGCACACATACACCTTCTCCGATTGGTTCTTATGCGTCCGCTCCGGGGCGCAGGCGGAGATGGAGCATAACGCTACCATCAACGCCAATGCTGTCTTAATTACTGCTCTCATTGTTGTCGACACCCCCTCAATCATCTTCAGACAATGTCATTTGCGCCTTGAAACGCTCATAGCCATAGTTCGGGCCGACAAACGCATCATTCGCTACCAAAGCATCGTACAATTTTCTCCTGCGCTTGTCATCACGCAGAACCTCTTTGAATCGGAAATAAGGCAAAGTAAGTAGCCCTTTGTTCCTTAGCGACAGCCATAGCATATACGCTTCCCTGTCAGCGTAATGACCTTTAGATGGGCGAGTGTTGTCAACCGAGGAGAAATCTGGAGACAATGGTATATACATCTCTTCCCACGTGTCGAAAACAATACTGTCGCCAGCCTCTATATATCTTCCATTGTGGGCGCATACTGCAACATACCCACATCCTACCAACAGCGCACCAACTACAGATATGCCGCAAAGAATAGCTTTTGTCTTATCCATTTTTTAGATTTTGTATTTCTTATGTTTCACAAGCCATTTCCGTCGGAAATAAAGGAAGAAAAGCACGGCACCAAGCGCAAGCACGAACCATCTCGCCGGGGTAAGGAGCGTGCCGAACCCGAACAGCTTCTCGTATTCGATACAGGCGTTGACCAACAGATTATATGCGCAGAAAGCCCGATGAATCCAGCAGAAGCCGAAAGCCACGGAAAGAACCACCATAAGCGCGAACACGAGCAGCGCACTCCGCGCTATTACGGAAGCAATCGTCCACACACAGCCGCACAGAAGGCTCGCCGTGTGGCACATCATCAATCCTGCGCCTACGGGAGGAGAGAACTGCACCATCAGTTTGGCGAGATGCACGCTCCGGTGGATGTGCAGTGTCTCCACAATCTGCTCGTCCACCATTTTCATTTTATTAAAAAACTTCCTCATAACCGAAAATATTTAGTCTGCATTTCTTTGGATTAAGGAGCGGAGGAACTTGATTTCCTCGTTCTTCTCCTCGATACTCTTCCTTAGCATCTCATTCTCCTTGGCAATGGCGGAATCCGTCATTGTCTGCGTGTTGTGGTTGGAGTTGTCACCGATGCTCTGCACACGACCTGTCTCCTCCGCTATCTCACGTTCGAGCTGTTCGTCTGGGACACCACAGCACATATCGCCTACACCGCGCAGAAGCCATTCTGCGGAAACGTCCTTGAATCTATGCAGGAAAGCCTTGATAGTGTCCACAGAAACCCTTGCATCTCCATTCAACTGCCTATTCAAGGTTGTTTGTCCTATTCCCACTTCTTTGCTAAAAGCAGCAACCGACAATTTGTTTTCGTTCAATGTTGCATTAATTCTTTCTCTTACAGGCTCTTTCACAATGTTCTTTATTTAGAATGATTATAAATAACACTTTTTTCGCATATTTTGCTATGCGAAATTTGTTTTTTTAGCACTTTTAGCCTATCTTTGCAATGTGTTTAAGACGAAGTTGCTATCAAACATATTTTGACAGTGCAAAAGTACTAATAATAAACAACATAACAATGAAAATTATAAAAAAAATAAACGTAGCCGAAACCTTGAAAGCCTTACAGGTGGGCGAAGAGATTGTTTTTCCTTACCGGCAGACATCCTCCAGCACCGTGCGCGCGGCAGCCTATACTATCAACGTGCGTGGTGAAGCGAAGTATAAGGTGTGGCAAGTGAACCACGAGTTGGCAACACACGCAATCAGATTGAAATGAATACGCTTGACATCAACAGCATCCTGCAATCCGGTCAGAACGTCACCATCTCAGTGACCACCGAACAACTGCGACAGGCTTTCCTCGCTTGGGGCGAATGCCTGCTCGAGGCGGTCAAACCGCAGGAGGAAGACGCTCTGCTCACCATCAAGGAGGCTGCCGAATATGTGGGCGTCAGCGTGGGAACAATCCACAACCGCATTCGTGGTGGATGGCTCCACGCAGGGCGAAACGGCAACGTAATCAGAATCAAGAAGAGCGATCTTGACAAGGTGTTCAGTCATAATTAACTAACCAATAACATATAGAGCAATGCAGACAACAGAATTAAAGAGTGTCCTACTGAGCAAAGCGGACATCGCGCAAATCGCAAAAGAGTTCAAAAAAGAAGTCGACGAATCATATTCGGACGCTTTCACCTATCCATACGAGAAATGGGAATTCTGGACAGAGGTCGATGGTTTAGTCATCTCCGTATTCTACAATATGTGGGCAGAGAACAGGCATTACCACGCGGCGACCTACACAGAACCGGAGGACGGTGAGGACGCTTACGGCGTCAGCATTATTGACATCACCGCCTGCGATGGTGAACTGGGCGACGTGGAGATAGAGAATGAAGGTGACCTTGACGAAGCCATCAACGGATATACCAATGTATATGAATGGTCATAGATATGGAAGAAGATGTAAGAAACATATACCGCCCTGCTATATGGGCGAAGCGGCTTGAAGCCTACAAAGCTGCTGAAGCGGCTCTCCGAGAGAGCGCGCCGAAGGTGAAAGAAGCAGACGAGGCTGCCGCAAAACTCCTTGTCGAATGGGCGGATGAATACGAGGAGAACATCAAGACTCTGGAAGAACGCAAGCCGATAGGTATTAAGCGGGAGTCATTAATGAAGGCAGTCCGCGAGTGCAGAGAGGCGATAGAAAGAGCTGAACAATACGCCGAGATTACTGCTAAGGTAACAGGCGAGGACGGAAAAAACTATGAATTGTCTGTCTACTGCAACCGCTACATCTCCGGCGAGTGGGCAATCTCGCTGAGATTGGACAGCCCCAGACACGTGCATCTACTCCGTGAAGCACAGGAGTTCTGTGATTTGGTCGGGCACGAATGCTCCGACGCATTCATCTACGAATAAGGCAGTATGGTATACGGATGGGTTCGATTCCCATCCTGCCTACAAAGAGTACATTGACGTATTGACTACAAGCATAACGACCGCAGCGAGTCGCACACAATAAGCATTCCAGCCGAGTGTGTGAGTTGGCGTTGCGGATGTGGTCAGCACCGACTATGCAACAGGTGCTGAGGCTACGCGGCGAGCCTATGACGCCGCAGTGTATACAACCAACCAACGAGCAGCACTCCTTACAGAGCAATTGACTGCTCACTCTATATATTCCGAGCGGTGGCAAGGTGCCGAGGGGAGGTTCGATTCCTCCTCGTGACTGCCGTCAAATCATTGGCGGTCTCATTAGAGACTTGGTGTCGCAGGGGAGGTTCGAGTCCTCCCACCGCTCCTATTCCCTTTATTAAAGCAACTTTTACTCATAATTTTTTCCTCCGAACCCGTGAGGGCACAGGAGGTACAAGGCAGAGCGCGGTGGTTCCGCAATCCATTTATTTAGAGTATGATTGAGTTTAGTAATTTAGTTTATTTGTTTTTCTAAGCAGGTTCGATTCCTGCCTCTGCCACTAACTTCTTTTTTTTAATGATAGCATTTCATCGCCTCCCCGTCCGTGAGGATATGGGAGGCATCACGGCTCGCACTGGTAGGCTTCGGTCGGCAATTATTAACAACACTTATCCACTTCTCTACGACCGGGGCGAGGTTCGATTCCTCCGAGCCGACTATTACTTTCGTATCATTATTGACAATGTTTTTTTCAGGGAGGCGGTCTGTGAGGATAGTCTCCTTTTTATCAGACAATTAAAAAAACTAAATATATGAAGAAACTAATCATCTACCTGCTGATGACCGTGTGGATGGGTGTCAGCATCGTCCTCCTCTGTAACGAGGACGAGAGTGCGGCACTATTGCCGTTCGCTCTCATCAAGGTTGGGGCGTTGGTGTCGCTCCTCGCCTCCACGAAAGTGCTTTGTATACTTACTGACAGAAAACTTATATAGATATGGCAAACAAGACATTCACCGAGCGTGTGATTGCTGTGCAGTCACAACTCAAAGCACCGAAGAACCAAAGGAACAACTTCGGCGGCTACAATTACCGCAACTGCGAGGACATCCTCGAGGCGGTCAAGCCTCTCCTCAAAGCCGAGGGGCTGTATCTAACCATCACCGATGATATTGTGGTGCTTGGTGACAGGTTCTATGTCAAGGCGACCGCAACGCTGACTGACGGAGAACGATCGCTGTCCAACCAGGCATTCGCCCGAGAGGAAGCGACAAAAAAAGGAATGGACGGAAGCCAAGTGACGGGAGCTGCATCCTCCTATGCGCGTAAATACGCGCTCAACGGCTTGCTTGCAATAGACGACACCAAGGATGCCGACACTTTGAACAACGGCAAGGAGTACACGGCAACCTCGAAGGCCTCAGGCAAGGCAAAGGCGACTGCTCCAGCACCCGCTATTACTGCTCCTGACAAGGCGGCAGTAATAGCGGCGGTGTATGCCGCACAGACCGAGGAGGAAGTCGTTGCGATATATAAGAAGAACTCTTATTACTTCGGCAAGGACGAAGCGGTGATTACCGCTTGTTCTCAAAGAAAACAACAACTAAAACGAGGCTAATATGTTGAGATATTCAGATATAATATTTGACCCCGTCGGGCATACCTATACCGCGCCCGACGGGAGGGCGTTGCAGGGCATCACTGGGATGCTCCAACGGCAATTGTTTCCCGATGAATATGCCGGGGTTGACGAAGAGACGCTGAAGGCCGCAGCCGAGCGTGGCAGTGCAATCCACGCACAAGTGGAGTTCTGCGACGACTTCGGCACTACTTTCGAGGATATTCCAGAAGTGGTAAATTACCAACGGCTAATCAAAGAGGGCGGCTACGTTCCGTGTGAATCCGAGTACGTTGTCAGCGACAACGAGCACTTTGCGTCACCCATTGACAAGGTGTTCAAAGTCTCCGAAACGGAGTATATCCTTGGCGACATCAAGACCGTGAGCAATCTCAACGAGGACAAGGTACGTTGGCAACTGTCCATCTACGCCACATTCTTCGAGCGGCAGAACCCAGGCTGTAAGGTTGTCGGTCTGCTTGCTATCTGGCTCCGTAGGGACAAGGCTAAAATAACGGAGGTACAGCGCATTCCTGACAGCGTGATTGACTCTCTCCTCGCCGCCGAGGTGGAAGGACGGCAATTCGTCAACCCACTCCCGAGCGTCAACACTCTGCCCGACCGCTACAAGGCGATGGAGATGCAGATTCTCGACCTGCTCGCCAAGAAGAAAGAGATAGAGGAGCAGGTGAAGACGTTCTCCGAGCGGATGAAGGGCGAGATGGAGAAGGCAGGAGTGAAGAAGTGGGAAACCGACAATATGCGGCTTACCTACATTGAGCCTTCCACCAAAGAAACGTTCGACTCCAAGAGGTTTAAAGAAGAAAATCCTGAATCCTACAAGAATTACATCAAGACAACAGAAGTAAAACCATCAATAAGAATCACAGCATTATGAGCAACTACACTGGATCAATCGACTTAACCAAAGTCCCAAAGAGATTTTTTAAGAAAGTTCTGTGCAAGGACGGAACAGAACACATATTCCTCAATGTCGGTCTGTGGGAACGCAAGACCCCGTCCACATTCGGAGAGCGCACCTACACCCATTCAATGAAAGTAAGCGTACCGAAAGATCAAAAAGTGGAAGGCGAGAATTATTACATAGGCGACTTCTCCGAACTGGAGCCTATGCCAAGCCAGCCGACCACGGAACAGATTGAGGCGGCTCCGTCTGCCTCCTCCGACAACCTTCCATTCTAACGGACTATGTTGTTCGACCTTTCCAACCCCTACGATTGTGAGCGTGCCAAGACACGCTTGCAGTCGTTGATTGACAAGCACTCGCCCTCGGTTGAACTGACCGAGAGGAAGCAGCGTAGCGACCCACAGAACCGCTACCTGCACGTCTGTATCGGCATTGTGGCAATGGAGACGGGCAACACGATAGACTACGTGAAGCGGTACTACTTCAAGGCGCACTGTAACGCAGATTTGTTTGTCACCGAACGCTATGACACCCGGTTGAAACAGAACGTGAGGACACTGAAATCAAGCAGAGACTTGTCAACGGAGGATATGACAACGGCAATTGAACGCTTCAGAAACTGGGCGGCCACCGAAGGTTGGTACATTCCCACACCGGAGGAGGAATATATGATTCGTCAAGCGGAAGCGGAAATAAACAAAAGAAAGGAGTATCTATGACATACGACATTATCATCGGCATCGACCCTGACGTGGAGGCAAGCGGTGTCGCCACACTCTCGCCAAGAACAAAAAGGATTGAAGCGACCACAATGACGCTTCCTGCGCTGATGGACGACCTCCGCAGAGTGCGCAACGAATATCCCACGTTGACGGTCGCTGTGGTGGTGGAGGCATCTTGGACTACTGCCCACAACTTCCATTCACTGCCTTCCGACAACAAGGCGGTGGCGACAAAAAAAGGCTACAAAGTGGGGCGCAACCATCAGATAGGCATCGACATTGCCGACATAGCGCGGCACTTCAGCTTTGATGTACGGCTCCAACCGCCCCTGCGCAAGATATGGAAAGGCAAAGACCGCAAAATCACCCACGAGGAGATATGCGCCATCACCGGCTATACCGCCAAGCGGAGCAACCAGGAGGAGCGTGACGCTATGCTCCTTGCGTGGACATCAGCGAACCTCCCAATAAGAATCAAATATGATTGACGAAGAGAAACTGTATGATATGATCCAGAGGATGCAGGAGGGCTCCAACCCACCGCACCTCGTGCCGTTTATCGAAATCCACCGTGCGGTGCACGAGGAAACACTGAAGGCAATCAGACATCTGATCACCACCGACAGAATCAGTTACCACAGGCTGCTCAACGACTATGCAGCCAAAATCAAATAGAAGAATGGCAAACAATAGATTCACCTTCCACGAGTCATGGCTCGACACAATAGAAACGCTTCCTCAGGAGGCACAGACAGACGCGCTGAAAGCATTGCTCAACTATGCGCTTAGAGGAATTATGCCTGCCGAGGACGATGCGGTCGGCAAACTTATTGTCGGACTGCTGTCGGCAACAATTGATGCGGACAGACAACGGAGAGAAGGAGGAAGCAAGGGTGGAAGACCAAAAAAAACCTCCCAAAACCATAGGTTACAAGAGCAAAAACCTCCCAAAACCATAGGTTATGATACCGAAAACCATAGGTTACAGGAGCAAAAACCTATGGTTTCTGAAGGTTTTCCCGAAAAAGAAGAAACCCCTTCTCCCCCCACACCCCCTACTACCCCAGAAGAAAAAGCCCTTGAAGAGAAAGAAAACTACGACTACGTCGTAGCAAAAGAAAGAGAAAAACCGACATCGCCGACGGCAACGGAGATCATTCCTGTGTCGGAGATTGAGGATGTCTTGATGGGCGAGGATATGTGGGTGGAGGCTATGTGCTACAAGTACAACCTACCCCGTGACAGACTTGCCGTGCAGATTCACACCATCAAGCGTGGCTGGATTGAGCGTGGTCAGGACTTCAAGACCTTGCAGGATGCGAAGAAGCACGCTGATTCGCTGCTAAACATCCGTAGAGCTAACGGAGAACTTGCCCAGCCGCCGGCGTGGAACGAGTTCCTCTACGACCTTATGGCTCCGCACATAGACGCTCTCGGCTACAATGATGAGATTTTCGCGGCTTTCGGGCGGCACTATATGCAGGACGTAGGCAACGGCAAGCCTTTCTTCATCGGCATTCCGCGCTTTGAGGAGGAGATTTTTGAGAGAATGAAGAACTTCAAGGAATCCTATAAACCGCCAGAGAATGAACAGCCTGTGCAATCCGGAAGCGGAAGCCAATCTGCTTAGTGCCTGCGTCACCAACAGCGGTGAGTTCTACCGCCTTGCCGATGTCCTTGACCCCGATGTGTTCACCGTCCCAGAGAACCGCACGATATGGGAGGCGATGCTGTACATCCGCAACAACGGAGGCGATGCCGATATGATGGCGGTGACGGCACGGCTGATGACGGTGGACAAGGCGGCATTCCTCGCATTCTCCGAGCAGTGTGCTCGCCCCGTGACTTCCGCCAGTGGGACGGACGAACTGTTGACCGACTTGCTTGTGAGGAGGCGCACGCTTGCCGCGATTATGGAGGCGCAGCAGTTACTTATGCAACCGCTCGAGCCTTCAGAGACGACCCTCCAGCGGCTCAACTCGGAGATTGCCAACTGCCTTGTGTCGAACACCACGGAAATGGTGACGGCTGAGGAGGCTTGCAACGAGGTGATGCGCAACGTGTTCGACAATCAGTCACGGACGCACAACGCTCCGGAAATCCCCGTGGGGCTTAAAGGGATAGACGAGCGCGGAGGTCTGCACACAACAGACCTGACCATCATCGCCGGCGAAACGTCTATGGGCAAGACTTCCCTTGCGCTGACGTTCGCCCTCAATGCCGCCACCGCGGGTGTCGGTGTGGGGGTGGTGACGCTGGAGATGTCGGTGATGCAGCTTGCGGCACGTATGGTGTCGGGCGATGCGCAGGTGTCTTCCTCGGACATCCTGTATAAGCGGCTCGGAGCGGACGATTACAACCGCGTGGGCGCCGCAGTGGAGAGGACGGGAACGCTGCCTATGTGGTTCAACCGGAAGGCGCAGAGCGTGGCGAAGATATGCGCCTGGATACGTCAGCTTGCCTACCGCAAGAAGGCGAAACTCTTTGTCATCGACTACCTCCAGCTCATCTCTATGGGCAAGATTGACAACCGTGTGCAGGAGATTGGCGACATCTGCGCCACTCTGAAGCGGCTCGCCGGTGAGATTGACGTGAGCATCATTCTACTCTCCCAACTCAGCCGCGACCGCATGAACCCCTACCCTTCCCTCGCCCGTCTGCGTGGCTCCGGTGAGATTGAGTCGAATGCCGACAACGTGATATTCGTCTACCGCCCCGAATACTACAAGACGGAGGGTAAGAACCTTGGCTACAAAGACAGGTTCGCCAATGTCAGTACCGACGGCACTGCGGAGATCATCGTCGCTAAAGGCAGAAATACGGGTACGACATCATTCATTGCTGCCTACGAGAAGCAATACACAAGGTTCTCCGACCTTGCCGATATGCCAACGGCTACGATGGTGACGGCAAATCGGGAACAACTACCATTTTAACTGAAAAAATGAAAGAACAGATTCAAAAAGACAAACGTGTGAACAGCAGGTTCCTCACTGCGCTGCTCGTGGCGGAAGCGGCTCTCAGACCGATAGCCAACGACTGGGCGCATCTCGACGAAGGGGAACTCAACGACATCATCCGATGCCTGCACACCATCAACGACCTGCAAGGACAGGCAAGAGCGTATGAAGACTATCTCGACAAACAACTACAGACTGCTGATGCGGTGCGCGAGGGCGGTCGTGGAGATTCCCCACGACAAGAACAACCTTCGCTTGGTCAACCTTCAGCGTCAGGCGAAATTACTGCTGCGCTATGAGGGACGAAAACTACTACACTCCGGAGGAAGAGGCGATGGCTTTCAGAGCCAAGAGTGAGGCGGTGGACTATTTCTTCCGCGACGCCATAGCGCACTACTCCCCTGCCCAGAAAGCGATAGTGCAGATACTTGACATCCGATTCCCTCTTCACAAGGAGGTCTACAAGGCACACATGCTGTCCATTCCCGTCAGTGTCATCGCCAAGGATTACCTAATGACACAGAGGGATGTGAGAAGAATAATCAAGGCTTACGAACTCAATAGACTTTACTGATTATGAACTACGACGTTATAGAGAACTCAAAGGCTGACTTGAGATTGAGCCGCCGCAAGGCTCTTGATTTGCTTCCTGTCCTGCGCAAGCGTGACGAGGGAGGGCGAATTGTCAGAATAGATCCAAGAACAATTAAAATCGTCAGAAACAGATGAAGATAACGAAGATAAGGGAGGTGAAGACTCCCACAAGAGGGACTGAATGCTCGGCAGGGCTGGACTTCTACGTGCCGAAAGGCTTCACGGCTCGGTTGACATCGGGGACTGACATCCTCGTGCCGAGCGGTATAAGGGCGGAAGTGCCGCACGGCTACGCGCTGATTGCGATGAACCGCTCCAGCGTGGCGACATCCACAGACGCTATGCGGCGTGTCGGTCTAACACCAAAGGCAAACACCCCCAAAGGAACGCTCGTTGTTGGAGCGTGCGTTGTCGACGAGGACTATCAAGGTGAGATGTACATACATCTCATCAATGTCGGCAGGAGCATAGAAGTAATTCATCCAGGAATGAAGGTGGCGCAGTTTGTGCTTACCCCCGTGAGTTATGAGGGTGTCGAGGTTGTGGATGAGGAAGAGTTGTTCAACCAAGCTACCGAGCGCGGAAAAGGCGGTTTCGGAAGCACAAATAACGGATTGATATGAGAATCAGAGTGTTTGAGGCTTTCGCTGGATACGGCTCGCAGATGATGGCTCTGCGCCGAGTCGCACGGCGCCACGCTGGCGGTGCGGATTTCCAACTTGTCGGATGGAGCGAAATTGACGATGACGCAATAGCCGCCCACAATGCCGTGTTTCCGGAGTATGCCGAATGCAACCACGGTGACATAAGCAAGATCGATTGGGAGCGAGTGTCTGACTTCGACTTGTTCACCTACAGCTTTCCTTGTCAGGACATCAGCAATGCCGGACTTCAGCGAGGCTTGCGGGAAGGCAGTGGTTCGCGCTCATCATTGCTATGGGAGTGCAGGAGGGCGATAGAGACGAAGCGTCCGTCATTCCTTTTACTCGAGAACGTGGCGGCTTGGCTTCCAAGAAGTTTATGCCCGACTTCCAGCGATGGATAGACTACCTTGACGAGCAAGGCTACAGGACATTTTGGAAGAAGATAAACGCTAAAGATTTCGGTGTTCCGCAGAACCGTGTGAGGGTATTCGCGTTAAGCATCCGCAAGGATGCGTCCGCCAAGTTCCCACAGTTGTTCCCGAGCGGCATCAAGTATGATTTTCCTCAGCCGTTCCCTCTGGAGCGGCGGCTCCGTGACATTCTTGTTACATACCACGACGGTGAGAGTGTCGAGGATAGATACTATCTTAAGACTGACGTGATATTGGGGCGGCTGAAATGGAATGCTGAAACCACCACCAACCACAAGTTTGAATACACCGAGGGGGGGGCATAGCGAAGACAATCCAAGCAGGCGTGATGAGGAACGACGACAATTACATCCAAGAAAAATAAACCGCGTCGGAAGGCTTTATCCGAAGAGTCAGATAAGCGGTATCATCATCGGTACTGACGGAATATCTCCGACAGTGATGGAGAACCACGGAAGTATAGTAACTATAGCAGACGAGGAAAATGGAAACAGACAAGGTCATAGTAATCGAGAAGACGGGATATAGAAGCGAGGATATTATATCCTGCAACGGAGTGGCACGATGCATCCGCAACCACGGATATAGGGGGGGGGGTAGTCATCGTGGAAGATTACGACCAAAACAGAATGAGAAATGAAGAAACAAGCGACAGGCGGAAAGCGACTTCAGCGGATGCTCCCGAAAATTGATAGGGGGGGGGCTATGGATAGACACCTACAACCAAAGTGTCAGCGACATAGCCGGAACCATCAAGGCGAGGGTGAATGCCAATTGTATGTATTTCATTAGTGAAGATTCAAGCAATGAAGAAGACGGACAGAGTGATGACCGTGGAGAGCGGTCAACATCGGGCATATAGAACGTATAAGACGGAGGGCATCTCTCTTGCCATCACCACCCCGTCAGGGGGGGGGGGCTTATCCCTAAAATAATCGAGATGAAAGAAGAACCTAAGATTGTGAGTTACTCACGCGACAAGAAAGGAAAGATTGAGAACTACCACACGAAAGAGGTAGTGAACACCATCCATTGCAGCACGGGGACAAGGGGCAACACTGCTCAGTATGTGTTGGAGCCAAAGCCGATTGTTGAGATGAACAAGTATCCGAGCAACCACGCTTGCGGTAAGGTTTATAACGTGGGGGGGGGGGTATCTCCTACTGTGATGAACAACCACGGAGAGACCGTCTCTATCGCCGAGCCGTTCGTGGTGGCGAGCAGAGGGCGACCCAAAGGAGGACAAGGCGAGTATGGTGTAAAATTTGAAACGAAAATGGATGGAACATCAAACGCTCTGACAAGGGCAACGCGTTTAAATTTGGTCGCAGAACCGAGTAACGAGCCTAACGTCCTGACTCCAAAACGAACCGAATACGGGAAGAAGGTGAGAAAGGACTGGGAATCCCATAAACTGATACAACAGAGAAAATATATGCAACAGTTAGAACCAAGAACAGACGGTGTATCAAACACCATCACAAGCGTACAGAAGGACAATATGCTGCTTGAACCTTTGCGCATTAAAGCCAACACAAGGGAAGGCTTTGCGCATTAAAGCCAACACAAGGGAAGGCTTTGCGGAGGTGGAGGAGTACGGTGCGGTCAACATCTCCCAGCCGTCATCCCGTACTCGCCGAGGGAGAGTACAGGGCAACAAGGGCGACATCATCGGCACTCTCCTCACGGGCGAGGAAAACGCAGTCCTGGAACCGAAGGCGGAGGAGGTTCGCCGAGTAGCGGAGGAGGTTCGCCGTCAGCCTTGCGGTGTGTCGGTGGATAAGGACAACAATCTACGCCCTTATAGGCAGGACAAAGCGAAAAGCGGTGTCGCAGAGCTACAGACCGAGTTCGCCGAATCCGTGGGGTCAACCCTCACGTCCGCCAGACCTAACAACGTCTACGGCGACACGTTCCCATATCGCATCCGCAGACTTATTCCGCGCGAGTGTTTCCGTCTGATGGATGTCGACGACGAGGACTACGACAAAATAAAAAACTACGTCAAGGGGCACCGAAAGAACGGGAAGCCGATGTACATCTCGGAGTCCCAGCAATACAAGCTCGCAGGCAACTCAATTGTGGTCGCCTGTATGGAACATATCTTCGAGCAATTGTTCTTCCCCTCCGGACGAGTGACAGAACCAAGACAACTGGACATTTTTGACATAATCTAACAAAACTAAAAGACAATGAACGTATTGGAACAAAGACAGGCAGAGGCGGTGGTGAGCATCGCCAAGACATTGCGCTCCCCAGATTGGGAGCAGCGCAGGTATGAGATAGCAAAGGATATATTACCGCACACGATTCTTCTTGAATATTACGGCAAGGGCCTCGAACGCGGTGTAAAAGATGCAGTCATGATCGCTGACGCTCTAATCGCTGAACTGAAGAAAGGAGGCGAGGAATGAGGTATAGGATTAGACCAAGAATCTATGCGTGCTTCACGCACAGCGACCGACTCCCAATCGTGCAGTCAAGCATCACCACCTATGCGGTGCAGGTGAGAAAATGGTACGGCTGGGTGACTGTCAAGGAATACGATGAAGGCTCCGATTCCGACTTCGCCCTCAGCCAAGCGGAAGAACTTTTAGAATTTCTAAATCAATAAAAAAATGAAAAAGTACATTATAAAAAACGCTGACGGAAGCGAGCAGACTGTTATGCGGGCCGTCTACGAATCGTGCGAAGAAGCTGGAGCAAGCATGATGAACTACATCCGCTACCACAACGAAAATTGTGACGCTGACAATTATTTATCACCATTCGACTTTATTCTTGAAGAAGTATATGTTAAAGATGTCAATGAAACCGTTACAGATTTTAATAGTGCAAGAAAGGCACTTGGATTGAAACCCAATGTAGCATACATTCCCAAGTCCGGAGATGTCAAAAGACTTGTGACCGACATCAACCCTAAGCACATTGAAGCGTTGATTGCCATAAATAAACTGTTCACCATCGCTGAAGCATGGAACAATGAAGACGGTTTTGTACCAAATTTTTCGGATATGGAACAAGACAGGTGGTTTCCTTTGTTCAAGCACAAAAAGGATGCTACGGGGTTAGTGTTTGCGTATTCATGTAATGCGTGGTCATGCCTATTGACAGATGAGTATGTTGTGATTGTGGGTTCTCGGCTTTGCTTCAAATCATCCGAGCGCGCCGCGCAATTCGGAAAACAATTCGTAGACCTTTACAACAAGGTCTTT